GTTATTCACTTCCACTGTTATACTTTCAATCAGCACCGTATACGTCGCCGCTTTTGTGATATCCGTTACACGTAATTTGTCTGCCGCAAAAGAACCTACCGGAGACTGCGACAGCATGAACGGTGCACCATCCTGACCATCAATCACCGGCGTCACCTGAATGCTGTTATTACCGGCAAAACGGAAGCCCAGCGTATGCCATTCGTTGTCAAATGCGCCGAATGACCCCAGCTTCGTGTTCTGGTCAGCGTTACCCTTGTGGTACATCACGTTGAGGTCTGTGGCATCGCTCTGTACGTAAAACGACGCCAGCAGATTGTTACCGGCATTACCTTCCAGTGTGACACCCTGAGGCAATGAAGAAACCGGCCAGTACAGCGCCAGTGCATAACGGTTAGCAGACAGCACACCATCAACTTTAAAACGACAGCTGATAAGCCCGCCTTTCTCCAGAAGGTCTGCGCCATTACCGGCATCATGCTGCATAAACCACGAAGACCTTCCTGCCTGTTTGGTCAGCCTCAGCGCCTTACCTCCCGCAGCACCTGCATCATCAACTACCGCTGCACTCCCTCCTTCAGCTCCCCATCCCTGCGGAGTCAGTAAACCATCTGACTCTGCTGCACGGTAAGAAAGCAGCGTTGTCACTGATTTCCCGTCCGTTGACGGTGTTGATGGTGTGTCCGGTGACGGCTTCTCATCCGGCGGCGTCACAACCTGTCCCCCCACCAGTTCAGCCGTTCGTCCTGCATGGAGAAGAATCGCTGAGGCCAGACGGTCAGAAATAATCCCCCTGCGTGCCCATGAGCTGAAATGGCTGTCACGCTGTGTGGAGACAAAACTGCCCTGGGTACGGGATGCTGCACCGTAATACCCGACAGCCACAATATCGGGGTCTTCCGCCGGAGCATTCGTTGGCGTGTTCTGTCCATTCTCATCTGTCAGGAACGGCACAAAGAAAATATTCTGTGCGTCCTTGCCTTTGTAGCCACCGTATACCGCCTCATATTTATCGGTGCCAGCGTTTTTCCAGTAATACGTGGTATCACCACAAATCCACGGCACCGTGGCAGCATTTCCACTTACGCACTGCGCAGCAAGCGAAGACAGGTCGGTTCTGAACTGCTGGACCATGGCAGTGAATAAAGCATTATGCTGCTGACTTCCTGAAGCAAGGTCTGCCTCCCCCTGCATCCATACCACAGCCAGAAGTTTGTTTTTCGGGTTCTTCACCAGCGCCGCTCTGGTACGGCTTACCAGGTCCTGATACAGAGGTTTACCGACTCCCCAGCGTGAAGAATCAGCGGAAGCACCGCTGGCCTCACTGAATGAACCGTCTGCACCCGTTGTGAATGCCGAAGCACCACGGCAGCACGGTACCAGAAGAATGCCCGCATTCGCCGGTATAAACGGCAGCAGTTTTTTGGCGATATGCAGTCCCTGCCCCACGGTACCGTACTGCCCCTTTGACAGGTCCGCTTTCGGATGATTCAGCCGGCTCATGTCCTGCACATCATGCAGACAGTGGTCTGCCTGAATAACATCATTGTATTCACAGGCATCACCGCCCGGTGTCACCGTGCTGCGGCGCGCCAGCTGCTTAATACGCAGGTCCGGACGGTCATATGTCTCCGGCAGCGGAAGACCTTCACCATACGCCATGCCGTTTGACTGCCCCGCCAGAACAACAACAAAGTAATACTCCGGTTCGCTGGTGGTGCTGATAACTGTGCCTTCTCCATCCGACGGCCTCACCACCACAGGTGTGGTGACATCACCTTCCGCCGCAATGGCCTGCATCAGGGTATAAGGCGTGATGGCGACAGGACTGCCAAATGGCTGCCACCCCTCCCTCAGTTTTTGAGTCAGTCGTTCAGCAAGGTCTGACGGCGACGCCGCCCTGACCACGTCATAGTGTTTAAATGCCATTATTCCTCCCCTTTCCGGGATTTTCCTCAACAGTTGCGGGCCACGGTCCGGCTACACGGAGAATCAAAAGAGGAGAACCGCAGCCCGCAAAACGAAAAAGGCCGCGCAGTTGCGCAGCCTTATAAACCCTGGTTAAAATCCACACGATAAAAATGACAATGCAAGTATCTCATGCTGTTGCCCGAACCCACTCGGGCTTTTTTTGCATGTAAAAAGGCTCCTGCGATGAGGAGCCTGGATATATGCCTAATCTCTGTATACAGCATGATGCCGGGTGCCTCCCGGTGAATTCTGCAATGACCAGACAGAATCCGCAACTTGCCTATACAATACGCAACCAAACATCTGTCATTATGCCCCGCCGCTCAGGGGGATTCATCATGCAGGATTTTTTTAACAAACGCTCAGCATGTCAGGCAACAGTCAACTGCCTGAATTGTGAGGCATTTAACATTTCACTGTCCGGTGTCTTTCCTGTAATAAAAAGCCCGCAAAAGAGAGTCAGGGCAGATAAGTGTGGTGTGGCGCGTTGTACTGGATTCGGACCAGTGACCGATTGCTTAGAAGGCAATTGCTCTGTCCGGCTGAGCTAACAACGCTGAATACCAATAATGGACCGCCATCGGGGACCCGAACCCCGCGCAGCCAGCTTCGAAGGCTGGCGCTCTGTCCCGATGAGCTAATGGCGGTATCTGATATGGTGGCCCTTGCTGGATTTGAACCAGCGACCTGGCGATTATGAGTCGCTCGCTCTCACCACTGAGCTAAAGGGCCGAGCCAAAAAATAATAATCAGATGAAAATCAATAATCAAGCCCTTGCCTGGATACATATCTGTCTGGCGGGAAGCCATAATAGCGGTGAAATACAGAAATAAAGTAGGACCTGCTTGAATAACCGCATTTTTCTGCTACAGCCTGTCCATATCCATACCGGGAACATAACATATTTACAGCAACACGCATCCGCTCTTCCAGCAACAAGCGACTGAACATGCCCCCTTCATTTTTCAGTTTTGTCTTTAACAAACTCTCACTCATATGCAACTGTAGAGCAATCGCACCAAGCGTCCAGCTTGCTGATATATCTGTCTGAATTATCGCCCTGACTTTGACACTTATGCTGGATAAACATCCACTTAAAAACAATGACATCCGTTCATCTGTTTCAAACAGAGACAGGCAGGCCATCATAAGAAACATATCCGTGGCCTCTCCGGAAAATCCCTGGCTGGTAATTAAAGCCGCAGCCAACGCAGGATTGTTGGGTTCCAGCAACAGGTAAAGCGGAATGTCAGTCAGACGAGTCCTCGTCAGCTTATGCTGACTTTCCAGATATTGACTTACGACGGATTCGCTTATATCGACAATTTTAACTTTGCCATAATGCATAAGGAAAAGCTCCCTGATGCATTTGGTGGCCAGAACGACTGAGCCTGGCTTAAGTGACAACGTATCCTTTTCAAGAAAAATATTAATTGGGGAGCAAACCATGATAACTGAACAGACAACAGCCATTATAATTTTACTTTCATTAGCAATTGGTTAGCTCAATTATAGCCCCAAAAGGTAAATTATCATCAACACATAAGCAAAGGACTGACAGGTGTCTCCCCCCCCCACCAGCCGCCCATTCACCACAAATAAAAAGCCTTCAGGACTGAAGGCGTCTGTAACAACCGCACTGATAGTCTGCCAGACCCGCCATAACAAGCTGGGTCAGTATTAACTGGCAGCGTTCGCGTGAAAGGTAAGTATTCTGCGCAATCTCCCCGACTGTCGCCGGTTCGGTGACGCTTAATTCATTAAACACCACTCTGGCAGTTTCGGTCATATCCTGCTGTTTCAGCATGTCTTTTTCCCTTTTCCGGTTAACGTGACACACCAATAACTCTTGTCAAAAAAGCCAGCAAGCTGAAAGACCGGTATTAATAACCACCTGCACATTTTATGTACTGCACCATTTTTCTGGCATAAAAAAACCGCTCAATGCCGGGCAGTAAAATCTTTATTACTCAGGAAATTTTAACGTACTCTGACAGTATTAATTTCAAAATCATTAATATTTCCGCTATTAAATATAACGAATTTCTTACCCCCACTCCTGTATGATTTCGATAACACCAGACGATCATCATAGCGCGCAATAATGTAATACCATACATTCTCATAGTGGACCGCCTGATATTCCCTCTTAAACTGTGGTTTGTACCAACCGGCAATAAGAGAGAATGCCCAGAAATAAATCATAAACCCAGCCATCATGAACTCAATTCGGTGATGGCGAATAACAGACATTTCCGAAAAACATTTGACTGAAACAAGTCTTCTTCCAGACCTGACAAAAAGCGTGATTGCAAAGGCAGCAAGAACGCAGAAAATCAGTACATCTGGCTCAACATGCTGATGAATTACAGAAAACTCCAGAACAGGTGGAATAAAAAGCAGCAATATCGCGAGAAAAAGCCGGATAAAACTCAAATTTTGTATATTGCGCTTTTGTTTTATGCCCAAAAAGAAAACAATACCAACTCCCCATCCAATAAGGAATATAACGATAACTGTCACAGCATAAAACAAACTTCGTGCTACATCATCGACACCAGCCCCGACAACCCACCATGGAAAGCCATAGTAAAATGAAGTACCCCATCCATAGAAATAAGCGCTCCCCCATCCGAGACAGCCCATATAAGCAACAAAAAGTGAAGAGTTTCTGAACAGAGCACTGTCATCCATAGTAACACCATTAACAACTCAAAAATATCAACACACATTACATAACAAATTGGATTCCATGCAGTCAAGGGGCGTCATTGATGGAGAAAGTATTGGCACAATCGTCATCACGTTTAATGTCTATGCCATTTTTTTGGGGGTAAAAAACCCGCTCGGTCACGGGTTTTAGTGGCTTTGCCATCACGTATAATAACGGCAAAATATCAGATTTACACGAAATATATGCCTTTTTATCTACTTTTGCAATACTTTGCTATGAAAATGCCGCCTTTTGTTTTGAACGTGTTCCCTCCACCAACAATAAAGCTTCACTATCCAGCCGATGAAAAATGTGTTTCATTGCAACCCAGTGACCAGTAAATGTCTTGGACCAGTTTTTGGTTGTTACTCCCACCAGTAACGCCAGTTCCTGGTATTCGTAACCTTCCCCACCAAAAAGTTCTGCTTTTACTGCCTGCGCCGCCAGCCAGATTAATTTTTTCAGGCGTTCCTGCGTTTTCCCTGCAATTTTTCTGGTACCGGATTGAGTATTAAATTCATTCCACGCCCACTGTGTTATCGCGATCTGATATTCCCAACAAATGCTCTCGCTGTAACACCACAACAACCAAGCTTTATGATGTTCTTCAAGAGACAGAACAGCCCGCCGCCACGATGATGTCGAAAACTCAACCGGACTGACCAGAGGAATTGACGTCCCCTTCGCCAGCGATTGCTTCCCCGGGATTGGTGGATTATCCCGCGTTATCATTTTTCCAGTCACTTCATCGCGGTACCGGATTTTTTTTCGCCTGTAACGCCCTGTATCGAACATGGCATTCTCTTGCCAGGCTTCAAGCTGACCTTTTGTTGCCCCACTCAAATCAGCGGTAGCGATAATGAGCTGCTCACGCACAAACTGTAAATACTGGTTATTCATGCGCACTCCAGTTCTGTGATTTTTATTCCAAGCCTCCCACCTGATACTTTCACACCACGAATTACGCGAATGTCATCGAATTGCTCGTCGTCTTCCGCAAATCCGGCGTGGATAAGGGAGTCGAGTAAACCTTTCAGGATGTTGTCGAGGTCGCGGCGGCGGGAGTCTGGAACGTCTGCGATGACTTTGATACGGAGTCGTGATTTGGTGAAAATGTCTAACTTGAGTTGGCGGATGATTTGCTGAACGTCTTTTCGGTATTTCTGGCCTTTATCGCTGATGTAGTATTGGCTTCCCCGTCTTCGCCAGTAGGTGTTCAGCGACGGCGGATATGGAAGCACAAACTGATATTCGTTCATGGCTTAATCTTCCCCTCCTTCAGCAGTATCGCCTGCGTCCTGATCACGCCTTCAAGGTGGTAAAGTCTGGCGTCTTTGTTGTCGAGGTTATGGGTGCGTCGGTCGATTTCATCGTGACACGCGCTACAAGCCCATGCGCCGATCAGGTCGTCAGGCTTCATTCCCATTCCGCAAATTCCAGCCATCCGGTAATGTGCCAGAACTGTAGTTTCAGGGTTTCCATTGCATACGCCGTAAATACGTACCTGGCATTCTCTGCCGCGCGCTTCTTTGCGTAGGTTAGCCATTAAGCAGCCTCCCCTGTTACTTTCAGCATTCCGTTATCGAGCAGCTTTCTGGTCAGCCACTGTTGACCACGCCCGGTGATTTTTGTGGTGAACGATATCTGTATTCCGTGATTTGTATTGACCGCTGTTTCTTTCACTGTGAAATAGCCGCGATCCATATATTCCTGCATTGGCACATTGCACCGGGAACCTGAAGCAATAAGGATTTTGTGTTCGCGCATCCACGCAAACAGTTTGTTTGGACCAATACCAACAACCTTTGCATAGTTTCCAATCAAAATTCCGCTGGCCTCGCCAACGCGATCGGCAAACTCAACTTTAGGTGCGGCAATTGCGAGCTGGTTTTCCAGTTGCATTTTCTGCTCAGCAAGATCAGCAGCAAGGCGCAACGCTTCTGGTAGAGTTTTGGGGATATTAACCGCAGCGTCTTCAAGCTCTCGCCAACGGTCAACAAGACGAGCGGTGAATTCCGGCGACAACTGGGCAACGACAATAATGCTGTCTCGCTTACCTTGTTCGCCTTCGAATACATACACACGAAAACTTTGATTTAAGCCTAACCCATTGATTCTTCCACAATCCTCAATTTGAGGATGTCGGATAACACCATTTTTAGCCAGCATTTCGATAGTACGTTTCACATTGTCATGACGCTTACCTGTAAGCTCAGAGATTTCAATGCTGGTCATTTTGATGACGTTGCTATTTATCAGCTCGTTCATTGTCATGTCCTCTCATATTGAAAATTCACCAATAAAAAACCCAGCCGAAGCTGGGTTTGTTAAGTTGTCAATTGTCAGTAGCGATGTAGTGAAGGAGGTAATTCTTTGTTCTTAAGCCTTACCCATGCGGAAAGATTCGTTGGTCCGTCTGGCTCATTAATATCAACATCTCGTGTGTGATTGATTAAAACGTCTCTCGCCATTCCAATAACATACGAGAACTCATGACCGTAGTCGTAACATCTGCCGGAATAGTTCGATTGAATTTGCTTTAGCGCTGGATACAATTCGCGGAATAATGCCTGTGAGCGGTTAGCATAATCCCACAGCCATACAAGGCTGTCTGTTTCTTTTGCGGAAAGCCCGTTGAGCTTCTTCTCTTGTTTGCCAGTATTTTTCTCGCACTGGCTAAAATAGCAGTCTTCCAGTTTTTCGAACACTTCCCACGCCTGATCGGTTTCGAGCATTTTGGCGTGACGGGCTGCTCCGCGTTCTGTCCAGAGGATGAGGGAGCGGGCTTTCGGGGAAATTTGTAACCCTCTTAAAGATGGTTGCAAATTTTGTGAGTTACTTAAAGTAACCCGCAAAATTTTCAACTCATCACCAACAACCTTGAAAAAGTGTTTACCCTCAACAAAACGCTCGGAATTACGGGTGTAATTTACTTTGATGTTGTTGATCTCGGTACAGTAAAGCTGTGCCAGTAACTCGGTAGTGATAACGGGAATTTGGTTGTGTGTAATTGGGGAAAGAGTTTCGACAGAAATCTGAGTGGCCATAACGATAACTCCGTACATTTGGACATTATCGCCACCGTCAGGTGCTAATCATCATGGTGGCGAACTGTGCGGGGTTAGCACTACCGGGTACGGAAACCGGCGAGCCTTTCGGCTCCCCCACACAGCCCGCCATAAATCGCGAATGTGACTGTGCAAACGATATGAAAAAAGACGCGGGCGCGTCTCATATCGCTCCGTAAACATCCGGGGTGCTAATCCCGACGCCAGATTTTGCTGGCGTGTGAGGAATATAGCCCCGGATAAATCATCACGTCAATCCCCTTGTTTTCCTCGCACGATGTCTTAGCCACCTGATATCCCACAGGTGAGCCGTGTAATTGAAGGTTTTTACGTCAGATTCTTTTGGGATTGGCTTGCGTTTATTTCTGGAGCGTTTCGTTGGAAGGTATTTGCAGTTTTCGCAGATGATGTCGGTGATACTTCGTCGCTGTCGCCTCATGCCGCCCTCCTGACGCCCTGCCCGATCGCCATCAATGCCGCTTTGGATACGGTAGTAAACATCCGTCGAGGACTGATGAACGGTCGCCAAATCAGCAGCATGGAACCTTTGCTGTTTCCCTTCTTCTCCAGCCCTGTCGATGGTTCGATAAAATTAATCCGTCCATCAGTGATGATGCGAACTTCGTCAACACTCTCCAGAGCCTTACTGAACCATCCGACAGACATATCCTCTGGCACAAGCATCACTACCGTCTGTCGTTGTTGTATGCACTGCTCAGCGGCTTTTTCCACCCACGGCCTGATATTGCTGTACGGCGGGTTATTCCAGATTGCACCGTGGCTTATCCACTCAGAATTTAGCGCGTCGTCGGCCTCAGTTAACCAGTGAGCGCACAGAGCATTTTTGTCGCTCGCTGCCGAATCCAGCCAGAATCCAAACTCAATATCCAGTGCATCAAAAAGCCAAAGCGGCGTTTGCCAGCAGTCCTTGTCGTGTGCTGGCGTATTTGATTTGATAGTCATGCAGCCCGATCTCCCCATCGCGCTTTCCATTCGAGAGCCAGTCGCGCTTCGTCTGACCACTTAACGCCACGCTCTGTACCGAATGCCTGTATAAGCTCTAATAGCTCCGCAAATTCGCTTACACGCATCCTGCTGGTTGACTGGCCTATTACCACAAAGCCATTCCCGGCAAGGTTAGGAACAACATCCTGCTGCTTTAATGCTGCGGTAAACACACACTTCCAGCTTTCTGCATCCAGCCAGCGCCCATGCCATTCAACCTGACGAGAGACGTCACCAAGGCAAGCCCAAAGCTTTCGATTCTGGTCTAAGCTGCGGTTGCGTTCCTGAATGCTTACTACGATTGGTTTGGTTGGGTCTGGAAGGATTTGCTGGATAGCTTGAATGGCGTTCTGCTGATGGATGGGGCTTCTTAGTTCAAATGTTAGTTTCCTCATCACCCTTAATCCTCTCGAAGTTCTTCTCGAAGTTTTTGGTGTCGAACACTGACCACCGACCATTATGAATGGCGTATGCACAGGTCTTGTTTTCGTCCTGATAAACTACCCTTACCTTGCGATAAAACCGTGGCTTAATCTCTCTGAATATTTGCTCGCTCATGCTCACTCCTTCACTTTAAATCCAGACTCCGGATTATTCTGTTGCGCTGAAACTCATTGTTGAGTCTGAACAACCGCCGAAGAACACGGTCACGCGGATAGCGTCGTGCGGCAGGTGAATGCTCATACAACTCATCAAGCGGCAAACTTGACGATGAACGATACCGATACCAACGCACCAACTCTTCACGAAAATTAGCCCTGACAAGCTCAGCTATCGTACTCATTTCTTAAATCCTCCAATTACTCTCCCCCAAATAAAAAGGCCTGCGATTACCAGCAGGCCTGTTACAAGCTCAGTGATGTAGATGGTCATCTTTTAACTCCATATACCGCCAATACCCGTTTCATCACTGCACTCTGGCGACACTCCTTAAAAATCAGGTTCGTGCTCACCTTTCCTTCCCGTTCTTCCCTGGTAGCAAACCGGTAATACACCGTTCGCCAGACCTTACCATCAATGACCAGGATTCCTGCCCGCGCCATTTTAGCCGCAGCCTGATTTATGCTGGTTACGGTTGCGCCTGTTACCGCGGAAACGTCCTGTGCACAGAAGTTCTTATGAGTCCCCAGGTAATGAAGAATTGCCTCTTTGCCTGTCATACACTGGCTCCTTTCAGTCCGAACTTAGCTTTGATTTCTACGATCTTCGCCAGAGCCTGTGCTCGATTTAGAGGTCTGCCGCCCATGACAGGAAGTTGTTTTACTGGTTCAGGTATCGTCTCACCACGGTTAATTCGTGCTGTCATACAGGTCAGTTCATCGGCAGCCTTGCGCCGTAATTCCGCGTCAGTCAGCGCATTGGCCCGCATGTTCTGGTACAGGTTGGTAACCAGCCAGTAGTGCGCGTTTGATTTCCACGGATAAGACTCTGCATCCGGATACAGGCCACGCTTCCGGCAATACTCGTAAACCATATCAACCAGCTCGCTGACGTTTGGCAGTCCGGCGATAACGGATGCTTCTTCCCGGCACCATGCAACAAACTGCCCGGGTGATGGAAGAAATGGTCGATTCTGCCGACGGGCTACGCGCATTCCTGCGTTAACCTGTTCCATCGAGGTGATCCCGTTTTCCCGGAAAGCCAGAACCCACTGGCGGCGGATTTCATTCAGTTCGTTCTGGTCCCGGTTAGCCAGACTCGCCGGGAAAGTTGCCAGTAACTGGCTGAACACACCGTTGATGATCTGCGCTACCTGTTGTACCTGCGGCTTTTCGTCGTACTGTTCCGGCATGTTGTTGGCGATCCGACGCATCTGCTCACGGTCAAAGTTAACCATCTGTGCGGCGATGTTTTTCATAAATCCACCCCGTAAATCCAGTCAGTGTTTGTCAGGTCGAGTTTTGGTTTTCCAGCTGTCACGCCAGCCTGTTGCTTGTTACGGTTGATTTCGAGTTGGGTCCACTTGTCGCGGAGTTTGGCCGGACTTAGCACGTTACCGGACCAGAAGTTGTCCTGGCATGCCCAGCGGAACAGCACGCACATGTCGCGGTGGTTACGTCCGTCACGTTCACGCATCAGGCGGATATCGTTAGCCCACCCTGCAAAATTCGGTTTTCTGGCTGATGGTGCGATGGTCTTCACCATGTCAAACATCCACTCTGCGGCGGTCAGGTCTTCTGCTGTTCCCCACTTGCTGCCGCTCTGAATTGCAGCATCCGGTTTAACCACAGAAAGATCGTTTTCTGGCTGGTCAGAGGATTCGCCAGAATTCTCGGACGAATAATCTTTTCTTTTTTCTTTTGTAATAGTGTCTTTTGTGTCCCCCTGTTTTGAGGGATAGCAATCCCCTAATTTGAGGGATGTTTTATCCCTCGTTTTAGGGGATTTTCCCTCGTTTTGAGGGATGCACCATTCTGAGGTGTTTTTATTTGGTCCAAACATGCCGCCTTGCTGCTTGATAATATTCATTCTGACGAGTTCTAACTTGGCTTCATTGCACCGTTTGACGGGTAACTTTGTAATCTCGCTAAGTTGAGAATCGGTGATTCTGTCCATTGGTTTATTCCACCCATAGGTTTTACGCAGAATGGCAAGCAGCACTTTAAACTGTCGCTTGGTCAGATCTGCGCCTGAATAAGCCTCAAGCAGCATATTTGATAGTCTGGCGTAACCATCATCGAGATCTGCCACATTACGCTCCTGTTCGGCAAAGTTACCTCTGCCGAAGTTGAGTATTTTTGCTGTATTTGTCATAATGACTCCTGTGGATTGATCCAGTAATTCCCTCAGAATTGCATATCAATTTGCTTAGAGTCCCCGGCGGCCACCGGGGATTTTTTCTTTGTGATTCCATCAAGCGCATACTTAAAAGCCCTACTAATCGGACTGATGTCTGATGCCATTCCGAAAGCACACAAGACCGAAGCAATAAATCTCCAGTCCGTTCTGCTTATCTTCGATTCATGACAGCCAATCATCTTTGCCAGACCGCGCTGGGTAAGCGTTGACAGGTTGATGAGTAAATCAGTTTCAGCGCGATCAATTTCTCGCTGTGATAGTTTGCTGTAACTTGTTTGTTCCATTTCTTAAGATTTCCAATAGTGAATAGCTAGTTGAAAGGTATGCGTGGAAACGCATATGGCCTTAGTTGGTCAGATATATTGGGACTCGCTTTGTCAGCGACGTAGGACGAATGTCCATTGTGAAAAGAGCGGTGTTACTTATGCAGTTGTTTTTTTGTTACTTGGGAAGGGCTTTATTTCTTCCGCATAAACGCTTCCATCAGCGTTTATAGTTAAAAAAATCTTTCGGCCTGCATGAATGGCCTTGTTAATCGCGCTTTGATATACGCCGAGATCTTTAGCCGTCTTGGTTTGCCCAAAGCGTATTGCATAATCTTTCAGGGTTATGCGTTGTTCCATACAACCTCCTTAGTACAGGCAATCATTATCACCGCTAGAGGTATAATAGTCAACACGCACGGTGTTAGATATTTATCCCTTGCGGTGATAGATTTAATGCATGAGCGCAAAAAAGAAACCGTTAACACAAGAGCAGCTTGAGGACGCACGTCGCCTTAAAGCTATTTATGAAAAAAAGAAAAATGAGCTTGGCTTATCCCAAGAATCTGTCGCAGACAAGATGGGGATGGGGCAGTCAGGTGTTGGTGCTTTATTTAATGGCATCAATGCATTAAATGCTTATAACGCAGCATTGCTTGCAAAAATTCTCAACGTTAGCGTTGAAGAATTTAGCCCTTCAATCGCCAGAGAAATCTACGAGATGTATGAAGCGGTTAGTATGCAGCCGTCACTTAGAAGTGAGTATGAGTACCCTGTTTTTTCTCATGTTCAGGCCGGGATGTTCTCGCCTGAGCTTAGAACCTTTACCAAAGGTGATGCGGAGAGATGGGTAAGCACAACCAAAAAAGCCAGTGATTCTGCATTTTGGCTTGAGGTTGAAGGTAACTCAATGACCGCACCAACAGGTTCCAAACCCAGTTTTCCTGACGGGATGTTAATTCTTGTTGACCCTGAGCAGGCTGTTGAGCCAGGTGATTTCTGCATAGCCAGACTTGGGGGTGATGAGTTTACCTTCAAGAAACTGATCAGGGATAGCGGTCAGGTGTTTTTACAGCCACTAAACCCACAATACCCAATGATCCCATGCAATGAGAGTTGTTCCGTTGTGGGGAAAGTTATCGCCAGTCAATGGCCTGAAGAGACGTTTGGGTGAGGAGGATAGATGGCGTTCACTGACCTTGAATATCAAGCGGTCAAAAAAGAAGTTCACCAATTCATTGAAAGCATAAGGCCGCCTGAACATATCCGCAATGAACTGGATATTGTTTATAGCATCAATGACCAAACGATAGATATCGGCGAACAGCGCCCCGTGTGGCAGGGCAACCCAGGTGAAACAAACATCCTGCCATCAGCAAGAATCAAGTACATACGTTCTCTGGATAGATGGAAAATCTATTGGATGCGGAAGGATATGAAATGGCATCAGTACAGTACTGAACTTTCGCTGACTGATGCGCTTGAGCTTGTGCGTGCTGACCCGGATTGCTGCTTCTTCGGATGAGTGAAGAGACGTTTGGATGATGGATGGTCGCAGAGATGCTCGTAGAGCATACAGCGATGCAGGAGAATTTATGGCACTTAATTTAGAAAGAATATCTTTTATAACCCCATTTGATAGCAGCGAAGAACCCAACCAACCGACGCTTAATTTTACATGCAATGAATTTCCTGCGCGGCTATCAATTGATTTCAGGGTTGGTATGATCGGGTTGAAACCAAATTCAAGATATAATTTGGGTATTATGGTAATCCCCGCGCACCTAATTATAAAAAAAGGTGAGGAAATTCAATTCCCTGACGGCTCTTCGGAATCAGTTTCACTTTTCATCGATACGAAAGATAGCCATTTTGAAACAGGGGTTGGCGGACAGGTAATAGTAACATTGAAAGAAATTAGGGTCCCAGCTAAAGGGCTATATAGTGTTATAGGGATATTGCAAGATAATGAAGACCCTAAAAATGAACTTCATAAAAATGAATCATTTTTCACCGTAGAGCTATTATGAGTGACGACAGTAATTTAAATAATCATGGAAAGCAAGACACCAACATATCTGAAAGCCGGAGGTTGAAGGTTGTTGGCGGTTCCGATTTTGAGGCTGAATTTGATAATTCTCCCACCAAGGTGCAAAATAATTACATAAAACCGCCACAAACGGAGGAAGAAGTGGGAACGATCAGCAGAGAGGAACTTGATGCTCGCTTAGCTGCTAATAAAGCAGAGATGGAGTCTATTGCTTCTTCCATTAGGGCTGACATGGCTCTATCTCGTGAAAGCGTTAATGTCCAATTTGCATCACTTAATGCAGCCATAAGCTCTCTATCGTCCAAGATCGATGGAAAGATGGATAGCGCTGCTGGCGATATAAAAGCAATTAATGGGAGATTCGAAGGAATTCAAGGACAAATAACAGGGGTTAATACCGCAATTAGTGGTGTTCAGTCGGGTATTTCTATACGATTAGCCATTTTTAGTGTCATTATCGCTGTAATAGTTGCTATTCCCGGGCTGGTATCAGCTTTAAAGTCAGACCACGCACCTTTGCAACAGCCTTCCACTTTGCAAGCGCCGCCACAAAATACCCAGCCAACAGACAACAAAAAAATCACTCCCCAGCATTAACGCATTAACCCGGCCTCAGCGCCGGGTTTTCTTTGCCTCACGTTCGCCCACCTAAAAACACATAACCAATTGTATTTATTTGAAAATAAATAGATACAACTCACTAAACATCGCAATTCTGATCTCTCGCCCTCCAAAGCAATACCCCAATTCAAAAAATAAATTCATATAAAAAACATACAGATAACCATCTGCGGTGATGAATTATCTCTAGCGGTGTTGACATAAATACCACTGGCGGTGATACTAAACACATCAGCAGGACGCACTACTCACCAGGGCGGTGAATATACAACGATTCGAATATGAATCTACGGCGCTGACAAAGCGCAATAACCAAAGTGAACTTTGGGGTGAATGCAGAAGCTAACCTTCTCGGCGGAGGCGCTTTGCAATGATTACGCGACCGGAGTTAGTCGCCCGGCTGTATTCACCACCAAAGTTCATCAGGAGGTCTATATGACACGCAGAACTCAGTTCAAAGGCAATTCACGTTCTCGTCGTCGTGAGCGTTTAAAGGCAAAGGCATTAGCTAACGGCGTACTGGCCCGCGAAGAAGCAATAAGTTCAGAAGTATTACACCGCCCTACTCTAAGCAGAGCGCAGATTCAGGCTAAAGGTACTCACGAAACGCCTGAGCGCATAGAAGACGCTAAGCCAATTAAGTTCATGGCACAGGACGTGATCTGGCAACAGAAAGAATACAGACGCAATCTGGAGCGAGCGGCCATTGTGTACGCGAATGAGTTTGGACATAAGCAACCAGAAACTGGTGTATGTCTTCCAAACGTAGCCATTTACGCGGCAGGCTACCGGAAATCAAAACAACTGACGGCGAGGTGACTTGTGTTGGTCGCCAGAAAATGAAATTAGGCAGCAAACCACTTATTTGAGGTGAGATATGACAAAATCATGGAGCGTACCTTTTCCTGAATCAGAAACTGAACATGATGGAATGCCTGTTTTCTGGAGATTCCAGGCGACAGTTGAAGAAGATGGGATAAAAATATTCGCACTTCAATATATAGCTTTTCATCAGACAGAGCATTATGCATGGTTGGTTCCTGCGCATTGGATTGTTAATTTTAAACCAGCACCAAATCAGTGGTTACAGGAATGGAAACAAAGGAGAAATAGATATGCAATTAAGAAAGTAGCAAAAAATGCAGAAAGATCTTTTGCATTCCCAACGAAGAAACTTGCTATTGAAAGTTTATTGCGCCGGAAGAAATACCATTTAATGAGAATCAAACAAGATTTGGCTGTTGTATCAACTCTTGTTGATGGGATGAAGAATATTGATACATCAACACCAGATATTGAATATAACTTTGGACACAACCAAGAAACAGAAAACTGGGTATTTTATTAGTACGAATAAGCACTGTGTATTCATTCCAACGAGTGAATACACGGAGCAATGTCGCTCGTAACTAAACAGGAGCCGACTTGTTCTGATTGTTGGAAATCTTCTTTGCCCTCCAATGTGAGGGCGATTTTTTATCTATGAGGATATGAATAGATGTCAAACATCAAAAAATACATCATTGATTACGACTGGAAAGCATCAATAGAAATTGAAATCGACCATGACCTAATGACAGAGGAAAAACTTCACCAGATTAATAATTTCTGGTCAGACTCTGAATACCGACTCAATAAACACGGCGCTGTATTAAATGCTGTATTAATCATGCTGGCGCAACATGCTCTGCTTATAGCAATTTCAAAAGACCTAAATGCATATGGTGTTGTTTGTGAGTTCGACTGGAATGATGGAAATGGTCAGGAAGGATGGCCTCCAATGGATGGTAGCGAAGGAATAAGAATTACCGATATCGATACATCAGGAATATTTGATTCAGATGATATGACTATCAAGGCCGACTAAGTGCGGCTTTACCGCATACCAATAATGTTTCACTCGAGGCGTTTTCGTTATGCAATCAAATATAAGGAGTTACCCATGATGCACTTTCAGCTCGCGGGTAGCGGCGTCATGTCCGCTTTCTACCCGCACGAATCTGAATTATCACGACGAGTTAAACAATTAATCAGAGCAGCAAAGAAACAACTGGAGGCGTTATGCGCAATGAAATAGCCATCAATCACCAGATGCTTCGTGCGGCACAAAACAAAGCAGTAATAGCCCGATTTATTGGTGATTCCAAAATGTGGCTTGAAGCAAATAAAGCGATGAAATCAGCTATCAACCTTCCGTGGTATCGCAGGAAATGAGTTTTACAGATAACTGGTCAGACGAAGAATTCATTCGTCAGATGAAAGAAATGCTCAATCAGCACAAAGAACAGGAGAAAGATGATGATTCTGACTCTGAATGATAAGCGTGAAATATCGCAAATCATCGCAAGTTTTACCGATGATGATTACGAACGAATCAACAGTGAAGTTGATCGCCTCTGCAAACGTTGCGACCCAATAAGCGAAATGCTTCGCTCATATAAACCAGATGAACACACTAAGGACGCTATCGACTGGCTGGAATATGATGACTGTAACTATCAGGAAAAAGCCGCTGAATGGTTCTGGGATGCAATAACCGAAAGAGTTAAGGCTGAATATGCCTTCGCAATATTCAAACGCAGACATATTTATGGAGAAGCTGCATGAGCAATATCGTTGAATTCGTTAAACAGCAGGAGCAGTTATTCTGCGGAGCATTGACTGAACAGACGGTGACATGGGCTAAGGAAAGCCAGTTTGCAATTCAGTATTTCCAGAAAAATGATTACCTGGCTAAAACGGCACTGGCAAATCCAACCAGCGCACAGAACGCCATCATCAATGTTGCGGCGATCGGCATCACCTTAAACCCGGCTAGCAAACTGGCTTATCTGGTTCCGCGCGACGGCATGGTGTGCCTTGATATCAGTTACATGGGATTACTTCATCTTGCGCAATCGACAGGCTCAATTAAATGGGGACAATGCAAACTGGTGTACTCAAACGACACCTATGAATCAAACGGCCTTGATTCAGCACCAACCCACAAATACAACGCATTTGATGAGCGAGGCTCTATTGTTGGTGGTTATTGCACGGTTAAAACAGCAGATGGTGACTACCTCACTGAAGAAATGAGTCTGGCAGAAATTAAAGCTGTGGAAGCAACGAGCAAGGCAAAGAATGGACCGTGGAAGACATTCTGGGAAGAGATGGCGCGTAAAACCATAGTTAAACGCGCCAGCAAATACTGGCCTAAAGCCCAGCGACTGGATAATGCCATTCACCTGCTTAACGAAGATGAAGGTATGCATCGGGAACCAGTTATGCCGCACAAATCAGAGGAAGATATCCGCGAAGATGAACGGAAACGCCAGCAGGAATTTATGGAAAAAGCACAACTTCTTTGTGATGAAATGGCTCAGGCAGAAAACATGGATGATTTGAAGCGATATTTTGCAGAAGCATATCGCCTGACATCTGGAATGAAATTGCAGCAGAACGTACAAGCCATTTACATAGAATGCAAAGCGAAACTGGAGGTTGCCAGTGAGCAAACTGTATGAAATAGCCAATGAATACGCAAAGCTGATGGATTCAGATTTAGAGCCAGAGATGATTGCTGACACAATAGAAGGCATGGAAGGAGAATTTACCGATAAAATAGAGCAACTTCTTGCCATTATTAAAAATGAATCTGGTTATGCTGAACGCCTCAAGGACGAGGCAAAGTCACTGAATGAACGAGCAGCAGTAATTCAAAATAAGATTGATAGCATTATGGCATATATAGCGTCATCGCTTGAAATGGTTGGCAAGAAAAAGATTCGAGCAGGTATTCACCAGGTAACAATCCGCAAACCGTCAGAAACTGTAGAAATCATCGACTCAAGCGCCCTTCCTCCTGAATACGTTGAGTTCGAAACGACAATTAAAGCCGACAAGTTGGCAATCAAGCACCAACTAAAGGCAGGAATAAATATCCCCGGTGCTCAACTCAAAGTTGGGAAACCTTCACTTCTTATCAAATAACGGTATCGCCTATGAAAAAGACTCCATGGGAGAAATGGGAAGTCGATTTCTTGCGCGAAGTAGCGGCGACAATGCCAGTTGAAGTTATCGCTGAAAAACTGGAAAGGACTGAAAAAGCAGTAATGGCGAAAGCAACAAGGATTGGCGCTGACATTGTTAGCCGACTTCGAGGAAGACGCTGGACAAGAGCCGAAGTGAACCGCCCCGGAAATCCTGGAGA